GACAAGGTGATCAGCATCCACTCCGGGCACGATGACTTTGACATGTGAATACCTTTCGGGGTTGGTGGCTAGCGCTTCGGATACGGCGATTGCTGCTTCTGTAGCATGACCGTCATCAGCCCTTGTCTCTTGGAATCTTTGTACTTGATCATGGTTACCGTTGACGACTGACATTGACACTCGTGGGGCTGCGATAAATGCGTCAACACAAGCAAGTAGCATTCGTCGCAATATCCGGGTCTGTTCGGTGACTGTAAGGGATGTACGCCACATGTTCCGGCCGTTTTGGGATTGGTTGCCTTCGATACAGTCACCAAGTAGTGCGATATGAACTTCTGGTCTGCCCAGCTTGTTCCATTGGGCAACAGCATTCTGGATACTTTGGTTCCATCGGTCGATAGTTCCAGCAACCCCATCGCCGTCGATTTTGCCGAGTTGGGTGTCACCCACAAGGAAATGAAACACCAGTTCGCTAGTGGCTGTGTTGGTTCGGCTTGGTTTCTTTTTTCCAACCAGTGCCAGTAGCTCAGTAATGTCTTGTCGGACATTATCTGGCTCAATGCGAAAGCGGTATAGCCATGTCGGTCGTGTAACAGCATCCGCACCAGTTGTCGCTCGTGTCCAGCCATGTGTTTGGTGACGGGCCTCAATAAGAATTGCTTTGTAACCCAGGGGGATGATTCCACCTTGAGCTGTGATGAACTTTTTGATGGCATCGTCGCCCTCCAATTGTTCTTTTGATGTTGCTGTGATGGTTGAGGATTTTGGATCGTGTGGGTCGAACGCTTGACTGAATGACCATTCTCCTTTTCGCCCGGCGGCGATGGTTGGAGTGTTTGGTGTTGCTAGTAGTTGTTCTAGATCCATTGGGTTATGTGCAGGTTTTGCATTCTCCACGTCGGTGGGTTCGGATGGTGGATGGTGATGATGGGCAGCCGTAGTCGTGTAATGCTCGCACTAGTTGTGTTGTTTCTATGTTGTCACTTTTGAATGCGTTTTGGATTACGGCCTGTTCGTCTTGGTTGAGTGTGTCGTACCATAGCCGCCATTTGCATTGCATTGTTTTTGGTCTGGCTCGGTTGATGAGGTCGGACAGTTTTGCGCTGTCTAGGTTCATGTGAGGGCCACCAATATGACTGCAATTGATGTGGTGATTAGTCCGAATACGAGTCCGTTGATTATTACTTGTTGTTTTCGAATTCGTAAATCTAATGATTCGATTTGGTCTACAACCATTTCATCGAACCTAAGTTGCGCTGATGGTTTGTAGGTCATTAGAACGGTTCGTTTCCGGTGTCGGCTGCTCGCTTGAGAACCTTGATGGTTGCGTTGTTGATGTTGCGGTCAGCAGTGTGCTTGGGTAGTCCGTGTGCATCAATGTATTCGCGTACTTTGATGCCGAGTTCTCCGTCTACTTGTACGAAGTCGCCAATGTTGAGTGGTGTCTTTGTCCAGACGGCCCAGCGTACTTGCCATGTTGCGCCTGCATCGGTTTTGATTGTTTCTTGGATTGCGTACCCGGATGTTCCGAGTTCTTTTTCGACTGTGCCGTCGATGCGTGTTAATGCCATGTGTTTCCCTATCCTGTTCGTGTTTCTAGTATTCGCCGAACTTGTGTCCGTACGAAATTATTTGTGCGTAGTTGTAGTCGTTGATGAATCCCCATGCGAGTAGCCATTCGGCTAGGTGGCGGAAGTTGATGATTCGACCGTATCCGATTTCTCGTTTGAGGTGTTCGGCGTCATCTTCGGTGATGAGTTTCTTGATCGTGAGTTGTGAGATGACGTGGTTAATGCCGCCTCTTGTTTTGATGTTGGTTGTCATTGAAGTTCCCCTTTCAAGAATGCTTCTGTGCACATATTACACTTTAGCGCGGATTGCGACAGGTTATGCAGACAGCGTGGCGGAATGTACTTTGGTTCTTTTGTTGGTGATGATTCGACCGCCGGGGCTTCGCCCTGAGGCGTGTCGAAAATCGGTCTAGTATGTTCGGGGCTCACCGCCGGGGCTCCGCCCCCGGTGGCCCCGCTGTTCCTTATATGTTCGGGTGCACTGTGGTGCACCCCTGGGGTGCGCTGTGGTGCACCCCCCATGTGCCTGAGCGCACCCCTGTGGATAACCTTATTGACAACGAAATACCTGTTTGTTCCGTGATGTCCGTCACCCCGAACAACAAGAATTTCACCCATTTTTTCTAGGTCTTTGATGATGGATTGTGTGTGTCTGCGTTTGAGTCCTGCGATGTCGGCGATGCGTTGGATGCTGGGCCATGATCCGTAGTCGCCACCCTCGTGGTCGGCGATGATGATGAGGACTAGTTTGTGTGTACCCGTCACGTTGGGGTTGTGAATCGCAGCTCTAGTTATCTTGAAGCTCATTGTTCCCCTAATGGAATGACCCCCCGGTGCTACCACACCGAGGGGTCAAGTCTTTGTGGATGGTAGTCCGCTTAGGAATCTAGCAGACCTGTGACGATAAAGATACGCATACCCTCCTCCTCTGGCGTGTCGACCTTACGCTTGAGGATTTGAGCGAACGTGATTTTGTTGTCGTTTTCGTATGCTGCGCCTTGCAGTCCGTCAAGAACTATTTTGAGGTAGTTGTCGACATCGCAACGGTTGGCGGTCTTGGAGTGCGCTTCGACCTTGATGGTGATGTCATCGTTTTCAATAAAGTCGAATCCGTACTTGTCTGCCCATGCCATCTTGATTCGCTTCTCGTAATCGTGAGTGGCTTTGGGTGTGAGTGCATGGCCTTTGTAGAATCGCGGCCTGCCTTTGGGTACTGGTTTGCCGGGTATCCACAGGATCCAGCTACGCATCGGCAAGTTCTTTTTTCCGTTTTGTGAATGCTGTTTGGAGCTGCTTGGATTGTCCGGTGGATACGGCTTCTGCCCACATGGTGTTTAGTTCGTCTGTGGTGGTTGCTTTGGTTGGGTCGATGGTTGGCTTTAGGATTGCTTCCCAGTTGGAGTCGATTGGTGTGACGTTGCCACGTTCGACCTTTTGCATTTCCTCACGGCTGGGTCGCTTGTTGCCACTGAACAAGAAATTCGCAAGCCCGCGACCGATCGCGCTCGTCTCGCACACCTCCAGCCCAGATGTTGACTGCGGTCCACCGCCACCATCGGTTTCGAATGCCATGCCTGTTGCTGATGCCCGAGCATCGTCACGGTGACGGTAAATGTATGCCATGACAACCCACTGCTTTCGACCTCGATCGCCCTCGGTTGTGATGTTGTCCGTCTGGATTGCACCGTCTGGAAACTGCTTCCAGAAACGCTTTAGACGTTCCTCTACTGTTTCGTAATCCTCAAGATTGAATCTAGCCACGTTCTTGTTCCTCTCTGTGTTCCATCCCCATCACGCATTCGTACTGGAGTTGCTTTGCGACTGCTTTCAGTTCAGCAATCATGACATCATTGCGTTCGATGAGCAGCGTTTTGGGTTCGAACCAACCGGGCACGAAATCACCATGAGGCCCCTCGGTGCGCAGCAGCCAGCCGAGCACACAAGCTTCGGCATCCATGACATAAATCTGCCATTGAATCTGGCGCATGTAACGGGCAGGAACCGTGTTCCAATCCTTGCCAGTCGTCTTGACTTCCGCGATCACTAGGCCGCTGGTGTCGATTCCGTCTGGTGTGGCGAGATGCCACTTCTCCTCTGGGGCATGGTATAACCACTGATTGCCCACAAAACCATATTCGCTGGGCAGGTTGGCAACAATCCAATCCTCCCAGTCACGACCAAACTTCATGTATTCGTTGTCGGCAATCTGGTTGTCCTCAGGCCAGACGGCTTTAGCGACTTCCTCTTGGAATCCTGCCGCGGTGGAAGCGTTGGCTACAGCTGTGGCACTGACACCGTTCTGCCGGGCCTTGAACCATTCGGGTGTGCCGTGTAAAGCCACCCGGCGTTCGTCAAGAACAGATGTCACAAGATTCCCCTGCAACAGCATCAGGCCATTCGGTGTAACCCCAGCCGTTAGCGTTTAGACAGTCCTCGCAGATGGTGAGTTCGCTGTGAACAATCACATACGATCCGTCAGCGAGCTGCTCCCCGTTATGTAGGTCGTTTAGTTTCCTCAAGTTCACGCATAATCCTTTCAGCTACAAGCAATTGCTTATAGGTGAAGTTTCTCACAACCCTCCGACGTGAAACACGTTCCTCACGTTGGAACTCTTTGGCGAGTTGGGTCACGAATGTGCGGTGCGCTATAAGTTCTGCGTATGCTTTCTCGGCTTGGAGTCGCGCAAGTTCGTCAGCGACTTTGGCTATAAGCCGAGCATCCACCGGACAACCATCTCTAATGCGTTGGTGCAGGTGAATAGGACTGCGATGGTGACGACTGGAATCTCAATCCAGATAATGCGACCACGCTCGTTCAAGGTGTAACGCTTCATAACTTCTCCTCTGGTAGTAGGTGGTCACACTGTATCACATAAACGACGACCCCCGGCGGAAAGGGGCACCGGGGGCCGTCTACGGCATAGCAGGGGAATGGCTATGCGAGTTGTGAAATCACCCACGATGCAAGAACAGCGATGATGGATGCGATACCAGAGAATGACCAGACTTTGAACTCAAGGTCGCGGATGCGTTTTTCGTGATCCTCAATTTTGTCTGGATGGTTGCTGACAATCTGTTTCAGTTCAACAACAGCATCATAGATTTCGCGCAAGGTAATCCTTACTGTGGTTGGTTCGGTCATCCGATGGCTGCCCATGTTGTGGGGCCGACAATTCCGTCAACGACAAGTCCGCTGGCTTGCTGATAGTGCTTTACCCAGTGGTTAGTTTCTTTGCCAAAGATTCCGTCAGCAGGGATACCCAGTTTCGTTTGCACATACTTGACATCCTCACCAGTAAGTCCGGCATAAATGGTCGGTCGGCTTGTGGCCGCTGCTTTCTTAGTTGCAGGTTTCTTGGCTTTCGGTTCTGCTTTTGCAGGTGAAGCTGGTGCCTTGTCGACACCCCACTCTTTCAACACGGCCTGAAAGTCCATGTTGCCAGCACCTGAGAATGCTGAACCACCTTGACGGAATGACAGGTGCAGGTGTGGGCCGTATCCGCGTTCCGATCCTTTACCTGATGCACCGGACAATCCAATGACTTGTCCTTGTTCTACTGTTTGACCGACGGCAACGTCAATTCGGCTCAAGTGCAGGTAATCGCATGACCATTCGTATGAGTTGAACTTGATGTGTACCATGCGACCGCCAGCACCAGCAATGTCGTTGACTACTTTGGTGACGACTCCGCCGCCACCGATTGCGACAACTGGTGTTCCGACCGGGCATGCATAGTCTGTGCCGGGGTTGACTGACTTGCGTGCTTTGTGAGCTGCGAAATCGTCTGTGATGGGTGCGTTTACTGGTGGAATGAATACAGGCATTACTTTCCCTTTTCTTTTGAGCGCACCGTTTCGATGGCGCTGTTGATTGTTGCGTTGAAGTCCTCGTCGGATACTTGGCCCTTGCCGGCGAATATGAATGCGGTGGCGGCGATGATTCCGATGACACCCATTAGTGCACCGAATGTGGCTGATTGGATGACGTTCATGCCGACTACGGATCCTGCTCCGAGTCCTGTGAGTCCTGCACCGACCGCGAATGCGGCGACGCGGAGTAGTCGTTTGATGATTGGTTTCATGTTTATACCTTTGCTACTTGTAGGGTCATCATCCAGCGTTCTGGGTTGATGTCGTGGTTGATTCCTGCCACTCGATAAATGGGGGGAAGTGTGGTTGATGTTGCTGTGGATGTGGATGCGTTGGCGGTGCCTGTCCATGCGTATGTGACACCGGATGCTGTGGAGTTTCCGTCAAAGAATGTTCCGGCATAGGTTGATGTGGTTTCGATGATTGCGGAATCGACGAACACGTTCGCTGAAACCCCTGCACCGTCAAGGCTTATCTGTGCGGTGGCGCCAGTTGCCGTGACCGTTGGTACTTGAATGAATTGCCATGTCGTGGTGGCGGTAAAGGATGTTGACGATGATGCACCAATACCTGCTAGGAGCGACATGGTGAGTGCTTGGGTTCCTGTTGATACTCTTACCCACATTCCTGCACGATAAGCTGTGCCGATTGTCAATCCAGTGTTCCTGAAATAACCTGCACTGAGGTCGCTGTCTCCGTCGCCGTTCATCTGCAAACAGTAGGTGCCTGTCTGCGGTGTTGTCGTTACCCGACTGACTGTGCCAAGTGCTGCTGACCAGTTTGTTGTGTTGGTCTCAAAGTTCGGGTTTACACACAAGTTTGTTCGGATTGTAGTTCCGTAATTGCCGTTGAATCCGATACGAACCGTTGAACCAATGTCTAGTTGCGCTGCAATAACAGGGTTTTGTGCCGTATTCCATTTCAATGATTCGATACGAACAGACGGTGTGGCGAAGTCGGTCAATAGTTCCCCGGTGCGTGTGTCCATCATGTTGGTGTACCGAATGGATCGTGATTGTCCGGGTGTTCCCTCCCACTCGTAAACGTAGGTGGCATCGTCTGTGGTGTCGCCTGTAAAGAATGCGGATGCGCTGGATGCGGCTTCCATCTGGGCACAGGTGGAGTAGTAACGGTAATTGGTGTTGTTGGCACCTGAGTAACCCCACACAACGGCGATACGGGCCGCGTAGGTACTTGCTGGTGCTGTGGCTGTGACAGTTACTCGTGTCCAACCTGTCGAACCGACAGTGGTTGCTGTGGATGATACGTTTCCTGTTGAGCCACCAACGTCGTTGATCCAGTTGATGTCAACCCTTGCTGTTGCACCGGATGTGTTGTTGACACCTGTTCGGCAGTAAACCGATGCCGTGTATTGGGTGCCAGCGTTGAGTGGGAAATATCCTGAGGTTGTTCCGAACGCTGTTTGAATGTTCTCGTTTCCTGTGTAAAGGGTGACGAGTGAGCTGACGTTGGCTGTTGCGATGGCGGCGATGACGAAGCCACCTGTGCCACCTGTTGGCTGTGTTGTTCCTACTGGAAGGTTTCCTGTGCCACCGATGGCCGCTTTGGATAGTTCTGCTCGTAGATACTTTCGGTTGGCGTCGGCCTGAACGAATGTGTATTCGATTCCGTACGCAGCTGTAGGGTTCGGAACAATGTTGATCCGGTTAGTTTCCGTGTACAGGTTAGTTTTCAGGTCGTATCGGCGAGCGCCCCAGTTGGTAATTGAGGTTGCGTCTTTCTCGTTCCATTCGACCTCGTAGGAGTCGAAGTTTCCTGTGGAATAGTTTGATGCTACGCGACCAACATTGTTGAAAGTGATGTCGTTGATAACAGCCGATGTATCGAACGACGTTTTGATGTCGTTGTAGTAAAGGTTTCCGTCACCGACAACATCGGAGAATGTGGCGGATGGCACAACATAATCAAAGTCTTGGATGAATTGGGTTGTGTTCACCCGGTCGACCCACCAGTACGCACCAACTGATTGTGTTGCAAGGTCAAAGTGTTCTGTAAGCGATGCGTTTTCGTTGTTGTCTTGGACTCGGTAAATCAGATCGTTGGCAATTCTGGTAAGTGCGAAATCGTAGAACGCCACGTTTTCTTGGATGCCGACCGTGCTTACCGTGAATGTTTCGGCAAGTTCAATCTCAACAGTGTGTGTGGTTGCTGTGGCTGTGAATGTGTATGAGGGGATTGTGGCCCCAGCGGTGGTGCTGGTAAGCGTGACGGATGTTCCGTTGCCAATACCAACCACATTGAATCGGTAAATGTTTGCTGGTGGCGCAGCAGATAGCAGGATGGCCTTACCGGACAGAATGTACTGCCGACCAATAATGAGGTCAGTGTATGTTTTCGTAATACCAACTGCACCTGTTGTGTAAGTTCCACCCGTCGCTGTTGACGTTCCTTTGCGTTGCATACCTGTTTCGGGAACCAATGCAGGAATGACGGTGTTGTCCAGCGTGAACGTGTTACTTGTAACGGTGCCAAAGTTTGCCCAACCGTTCAACGGCAAGAATGGTGGGTTGATAAATCCTGAGCCTGTTGAGCTGTAAACCGATGACGTTCCAGCATTTGTGGCAACAATGTTGATTGCGGCAACCTGCACGTAAACAGTAGAACCGTAGGACAGGTTAGTGATTTTGAATGTGGTTGCAGTCGACCCGGTACTGATGATGGTCGAACCGCTCATGTTGGAGTTGTACGACCACTTGACGTTGTATGAAGTAACTGCTGATCCACCGTTGTTTGATGGTGCAGTCCAAGACACATTGACAGCGTTCTCAAGATTCGCCTGAGCTACCGTCACAGCCGTTGGAGAGTTCGGTACCTCGTAATACTCCACCTGCCCGGCGAGAGAGCCGAAGCCGGTGCCGTACGAGTCCACAGAGCCACTTGAGCCTGCTGCGCGACCAAAGTAGAACGAACCTGTCGGACTTGCCTCAATACGAACAACCTGTGTTCCACCATTGGGAAACAATCCAAAGATGTTGACGTTGCCAGTTGCTTGCGCCGAACCTGCCGCGGCGAATGTGATTGCGTTTGCAGCTCCACCGATACTCAAACGAAGTTGACGTGCCGCGCCGTTACCTGCAACAAAGAACTGTGCCGTGTCCACCCAGACAGGTCGGTTGCCGTTATCAGCGATCCGGGCCGTAGTAGGGAGATTGACACCTGTGGCAGTTTGCACCCAACGATCCGTGAACGATGATGATACGGCTGGCGATGCACCGCCTACGAATGCAAGTGTTGTCATGTTTTCCCCTTAGAAACTGTCGACGATTGTGTTCTGGTTGATTGCTGGGTTGTTGATTGTTGTAATGGCTGAGGAGGCGAGTGTGGCGATTCGTTCCTCCCAGCGTTGGAATCCTGCCGTGGTGACTACACCGGGCACTGTGATGTTGGAGTGTGCTTGAACTGCATCAACAGCGGTAATGGTCACATAGGTGTCAATTTTGAACTTTTCGTTGTTCATAAAGTATTGGGAGTTGATGTCCACAATGTTGCCAACGTAAATGGATCCGAGGTCGGGTGTTGCGAACTGGGTGGAGTACACCTGAATTTTCATCTTGGGTTGCAACGTGTTCACAACCGACGGATCTAGCGAGTTGAACAAGGTGATTGACAATGTGCCAGCGTTTACCGAGTCCAGTCCAAGCACACCGACGTTTCCGCCCCGGTCAATCTGTACTTCGTTCCCCACATCCATGATTTCAGTCCATGCCAAAGTGGACTTATTCTGCACCCTTACGCGCAGATAGTCATATGGAACAATGCTGTATGTCAACGGATTCCCATACGCTTGGCTTTAGTCAAAGCATCCTGAACTGTTCGACCAATCGCTGCAGTTGGAGTTAGCCCAGTCACGTTTACGTTTACTGTTCCGTTTGGTCGTGCATTAGGGTCTTGCATCGGAGCAGGAATACCCGGTCGTGCGCCCAACGATGAATTGACATTCCCGCCACGATAACCAGCCATACCCGGAGCGTTTGTGAGTGCACCCGATGGGTTCAAGCCAAAGAAGTCACGCAAAGCACCAACTGCGGCCTGAATCCAACCAACCAAAGTAGAAAAAATTGTGATCAGTCCGGTGATAATTTCAGCCATTGTTTGCATTGACTTGATGCCTTGCGGCGATGCCATCCAAACACCAAACGCTTCAAACTGTGAAACCAATTTGTCCAAAGCGGCCTGAAAGTTTGGGTCCTCAAGCATGGTGGAAAGAGCATCGACAAACTTTGATGCAATTGGCAACAACTTCTCTCCGAGGGTGGCTGACAAGTTATCCCATTGAGCTTGCATCACTTGTTGTTTGTTATTTAGAGTGTCAGACTCTCTGCCAAACTGACCCATAGCTGATGCACCCTGCTCAAACAATAGAGCCTGAGTCGCCAACAACTTTTCCTGTTGAGTCAAAGAAGTGATTGACTTCTTGCGAGTCATCTCCAGAGCCTTTTGCTGGATCTGAACCTCTGACAAAGAAATACCAAAACGGCGAATAGGTTCGTATTCTTTACGCAGAGCCGCGTTCATAGCGGTTGCGGCTTCCTCAACCGTTCCACCAAATGTTGCAGCCAAGTCAGCTGCAAGAGTAATCAACTCATCAGTCTTACCTGCCAACTTGTCCATTGGGATACCGGATGCTTTGAGAAGCGTTCCAGTCAGAGCCGCAACTTGCTGATACTTCTCCATCGACAGACCAACATTTTTGGCTGCTGCTTCAGACATCTTTTGAATATCATCAGAGAACTCGCCAAATACGGCCTTTGTACCACCGACCGCTTGTTCAAGTCGTGAAGCATCACCTATCGCATCAACGGCGAAGCGACCGAATGCTACAGCTGCACCAGCGAGCAAAGTAGCAAATGTGCCAAGAGTGAATTTTGCAACATTACCAAAACGTTCAAGCACACCATCGGCCTGTTTCATGCCACTAGCAAACTTTGTGGTGTTCGCAATCAAAGTCACGATCATGTTTGGAACAGCCATGCTAGATCCTCTTTGCGCTTTCGTTAGTTATTGCAATTTTCTCTCTGAGAGTGAGAGCCTTGTATTCGCTCGGAGAAATCCCCAAGTGAACGACATACTGTGCCATTTCAGATGCTCTCGCATCCTTTAGGCTTTTTTTTCGCTATCTCCCAAACTGTTCATGAGTTCAAACAGCTCCGATGCTTTCAGTTTCTTTGCATCGTCAATAGTGAAGTTTGCATCTACTCGTCGCTTGATAATCCAAGCGAGAGCAGTCCTTAGTTTCTGCGTGCCGACTTTTGTTGTGTCGGCAATCTCAGCAATCGGGAGTCCTGCGTACTCCTCGATTTCCTCAATTTCCCCAAGTGTGATGTCCTCAAAGTCCATCTTAGAATCCTTCCTCTCTGATCCATTTCTTGATTTCAATTTCAAAGTGTCGCACGATGGCTGGCTTTGATTGGTTTCTTGCTTCAACCATATAAGGGTTTGCTTTCCCTCTTACGGTTGTTCTCCATACCCTAGTTGCCCGGCTGGAAGTATTTGATTTTGCTTTCTCTCCGGCTTTATGGAATGTTCCATATGAAGTTGCTCTCGCGTACGGCGTACGACCAAGAACAACGCCACCGAAAGCCCTCATGGCGACAGTCGTTGTACCACCAAAAGCACCAGATAGACCTGACGAACGAATGGTCTTAGAAAACTTCTTTGAAGCCTGACCACGAATAGACTCAGCCAGTTTCCCAGAAACAACCGGGGCTTTTTCTGTAGCCTTACGCGCAACAATCAAAGCAGCTTCTTTGATTAGTCGTTCAAAGTGGTTGCGATCCATCCCCATCGCCATAAGTTTGCGCCGAGTTTCGTGCAAACCTTGAACAGAGGTGCGGCCTAGTTTGTCAGTTTTGAGATAAATCCCAGAACTAACATCCGAAACCGCACCCTCAGCCATGAATGATTAGGTAGCAGTCCAAGTTGGTGTTCCGACAACTTCGAAACGAACACCTGACCATGAGAATGTTCCATCAGCGGAAGCATCTCCACCGAATGGGATTGCACCCTTTGCAGGGATACGAAGCGTTCCGGTGAACTTTCCAGCGGTTGCTGAGGTAGTTGAGAGTTCAAATGGAACTTCAGTACCAGCAGCGTTCCAGCAGATCATAAAGAACCCTGTTGCATCTGTTGATGTGACACCGGACATTTCGATGTACCAGTCGCGCGAACCGCCGACTGCTGCATCTGCGAACGTGGTGACATCGGTAGAAGCATCCTCGGACTGCAACATGATGTTGGAGAGGTCGGCTGTGTGTACAACCGAGTTCACCTTGATGGCGATTGAATTGGCTTTTACGCGGTTAGGCATAATTATCCTTTACAGTTGGAAGTTTTGACGAACCGTGATGGTTGCGCCAAGATAAAGGCCAGCACCAATCTCCACAGCTTGTGGCTGTGAAACTGCACTGGCATACATTTTGCTTGCGTCAGTGATTGCGTTCAACGCTGTTTCCACAGCCGTATCCAACGCTTTCGAAACGACAGTGTTTGCACCCGATGCCACAATGATTTCGACATCGAATGAAACAACGAACTCACCAAACACTTCACCTTGTGCGATCCAATCCCCAGAGGGAACCATGACCGCCATTGGTGGCTGAGGTCGTTCAGGTACTTCGGCGTATGCTCGTAAACCTGCCGCCGTTAGAACGGCTAGCAGGTCGGCACGAGCTTCGCTAAGCATTAGGCGATTCCCTGCCCCACATAAGGCTGTAGGAGAGGATATGCGCCTACCATTGGGTCACGTGCAACGCGAATAGCGCTTGCGCCCTCAAAGGTTGCATACTGGGCAATACCGTTCGGTGCTGCCCGGCGACTGTAGAGTTCCTGACCAACCTCGACTCGGGCACGGTCTACGACGGTTTCCGGCACCGTTGCGGTACCGATGAACTTTGTCACAAGTGCCACCGCTTCATTCCAACATTGGGTGATGAAAGCATCATCCGCTGATGGCGCGTTGACATACGTTTTCAAAGCAGCCGAAGTGAGAGCCATGCCCGAATCCTTAGGTTAGTTAGGCGCGAACAATACCGACGATTGCCGAGGGGTACTCGTCACAAACCGCGCTGAACACCGACAAGGAGTAGCTGTTCGACAGGTTGATGGCGTTGTCCGACTCGAGGCGAAGCGTCGACGAGGTGTACTGGCGGAGTGCAGCCGAGTTGACGAATGCACACTGTGACTTGTTGGTGTTCAGTTCAGAAACAGCAACAACGCGGATACCAGCAAACTGTCCACCGAGACCGGTGGGCGAGATGGATCCGACGTTGTTGATTCCAGCACCGTCTACGAGGAGGACCGGACGACCGTCTCCACCCTGAAGTGCCATGAGTTCTTTGAACGTGGCCGTGTCAACAACGAGGGTTTCGATGGGGAGACCGAGCGTTGAGAACTTGAGTGCTGCATCCGTAAGTGCTGCCAACCAAGTGTTGTAGGTTGCGCCAGTTGCTGCAATGCTGACCTTGTTGTTAGCCGTAATCTGAGCTGCAACGGTGGTCTTGTACTGAGCAATGAGTTCTGCGTTCAGCTTGTTACCGAGGGCAATAGCCTGTCCACGGAACGAGGTGTTGAGGTAGTCAACCGTGCTACGCAGAATTGCCTGAAGTGAGAGCTGGATGTAGTTACCGATGGTCTTGATGGAGACGTTCTTGGTCTCCAACTGAACCTCGTAGTATCCGAGGTCGTCACCTTCAGCGGCCTGAGCTGCTGTTCCATCGGTGATTCCCTTGAGCTGTGCGAAGTAGATCGCCATTCCCTCAGCTGGCGTGGTGCCGGTGCTGAATACCTGACGAAGTGGTGCTGCTGCTTCAACGATGCGAGTAAGGTCGCGGTCGATAGGGGTAACAACACTGTCTGCTGTCACAGCGCCGGTGTAGGCCCGGTGCGCGGTGTCATCGCCGTTTGCGAGAGCCTGAATGAACTCACCAACGGAACGGTTGTCAACTGCAACTGCAGTCTCCATGCTGCCGAGAGTTGAGATTTCACGCTCAACCGATTCGATGCGCTCACGAACTTCGGCGAGTTCGGGAGTGAGGTCGCGGATTTCTTCCACGGTTTCTCCTTTTTGTTCAGCCGAAGCAGGTACATCCTGTTCGGGTTCGTCACGAACTTCTGTGACAGTTGCACCCTCATACCATGGGAATGATACGAGGGAAACTTCACGCACGAATGCATCGGTGACGATACGTTCGCGGTTGTCGTTCACTGTGGAATCGCGCATTACGAA